ATCGTTCATCACCCAGTACACCTCCTATAAAAAATTATCCCTTTTTAACTGCTTTGCCTTTGCGTCCTGCTGCCATCATTCCGAAAAATACCTTGCCACCTTTTGGCTTTGAAGTATCCATCTTGCCTTCCTTTGGCTGAGACATAGGTGCTGCTGCACGTGATCCTTTATTCATATTACACCTCCCTCATTTATGCGGCGCCGGTAATACCAGCTAGTAGTTGGGCTATATCAGGTTTTTGACCAGCAGCAGGGGCCATACCGCCTTGTGGATTTGGAGGTTGCTGCGAGGCAGGAGCGGGGGCCGCACCTGCTGCTGGAATCTGTGGTTGCATACCAGGCTGTGCCATCTCTGGTGGCATTGCTGGCTCTGGCGCCGGTGCTGGTGTAAATGCTTTTTCGATAATGTTTTCTAGTGCTTGGCCCTTTTGCCGACCTTGGATAACAGTTGCGATACGGCTGATAATCTCGGAAGGGTCTTGGCCTTGCGCTGCGAGGGCAGGAATTGCTTGAGCATACTGTGCAACAGCAACACGCAAAGAATCACGCATCTCTTCAATATCAACACGTTGTTCCTCCTGAGTAACGTTTAGGTCCATAGGGATTTCACGACGTACATAGTCACGAGATACAAGTTTATCTGAACGCATTTGTAGTAAAGCAATGATGGCACGGTTAGGATCCATACCAGACATAATTCCGTAACGTACATCTACGCCATACTCGCCTTTAATGTCACGAGATGGAATATATTTTAGTACGTAAGGTGTACCGTCATCGGTTCCCTTAATAGTCTTAGGTATTCCACCAAAGATTTTCTCATCTGCTTCAAAGCAAAGTGAGGCAAGCTCGGTAAATAATCTAGCAAACTGTGCTTGTGCTGCTTTGATCTGTGTATCAAAGCCTGCTTGTAAGGCTTGCACTCCGCGACCTGTAACAACGGATGCGTCAATGTTACCTGAACGAGACTCTGGGTATCTAGCACCCATACGAAGTTCGCGTTCTAGTACACCGGACTCAGTAAAGACTCCAGGAGGAAGTTCCAATGGAACGCGACGGATGCCTTGCGGATTAGCAGAACGCATAATTGCATCAGGGCCAAGAGCAAGTTCTTGTACATCTTGTGGAATAGCAATAGGTGCTTGAATAGATTTCTCTGCTGCTTGGATCTGTAGAATTGCAAAGCGAGCACGAGCAAGCTGAACTGATAGCACATCATCAAACTGACCACGTGCTTCGCCATCTAAAGATGAGCGCATCACGGTACGTGCCATAGACTTACCAAGAACGTTAGGAGTACGTGATAGTACTAGGTTCTTTCGCTCCGGTAAGTAAAGTACATCTTGATCTTTGTCGTGGTACTTAACCATTGAGACATAAGGAGAACCCATTTGGTAGTTGTTTCTACCAAGGATCTGTTCGTAGAACTCTGGATACTGAGCAGCTAATGATTCAGCATCGCTGATAATTACCTGAGTTAAAGATAAGGTGCGACCATAGCGATCTAATTCTGGATAAGTTCCAAATGGATTGAGCATACGGATACGTGGGTTGTTATCATCGTAATCCATCTCAACCATACCAACACACATACCATAGGTGTTATACCAGTCTGCTGCGGTATACATCTGTAGTTGAAGATCAGAGTTTGAAACATAGAAGTTAGCAATACGGGTTCTAGTATCTGCGGCTTTACGTGCAGTATCTGAAACCATATTAGTTGCTGAGCAGTTAAAGGATGGCAGTGGTGCCATCGCTTCAGCTAGGTCGCGTGCTGCTACGTCAATGAAGTTTGCAACCAGAGGCTTTGGATAGTCCTCTGAAAACATTGAAGGAAATACCTTAGAGATATCTCCTTGACGCACCGAGAGCACATCGCGCATACGTTGGTCACGTGCTGAAGAGCGCGTGCGTAGGCGCGATAACTTCGCGTCAATTTCTTTGACTGATAGCAATGGTGCTCCTTGTTAGATTACTTGCATACGATTTTGCTCAGCGAAGGCTTCATCTAAATTGATAACAGTTCGCTTGCCTATCTCTTGCCGAGATAGAAATGGATTCTTCATATGGTGCGTGGCATACTGACCGTAGTTGAGCATCTCGCGTGCTCTGATCTCACAGAACCACAGCGCCATAACTAAGTCGGTCTTGCCTTTAGTACTAGGTGACCAAGTAACTAGTTGCTCAATCAAAGACTTAATATTCTCAGTTTGATCTGATGGCAGATGTATTAGATTATCTCTATGGTGTTTGCCATCGAACTGCTTAGTACCAAACAAGGTAGACATAGAAGCTACACCGAAACCGGCATCCCATTTATTAGATCCAGTATGGTGTTCCTTAAACTGTACTCCCTTGGATGCTAAGTGCATCCTGATACCTTCGTCCTGCGTTAAGAAGGATTGGAAGGCGTTCTTTTCGACGATCCACTCTGAGGGTGAGTAGAGGGACGTCCAATCAAAAATAAGATTGCGGATAGCAGCTGGAGACGGACGGCTAATTTTAATAGCATCTACTATGTACCTTTTTTTAGTTTGGCGATCAATGGCATAACAGATAGCTGCGGTATCACCAATCATCGCTGGGTCTAAACCACAGATGTAGGTGAAGCCATTTAAGTCTCTTGGGTGACCAGGGTTACCAGCAACTAAGTTGCCAGACTTACGCATACCGTCAATAGAGCCACGAACACATACTGGGTCAAAGGCGGCATCATCTGAGATATCTTGTTGCTGATAAATTAAAGCCCAGGTCGAAGCATCCATAGATTGGCGCTCATTAAATAAGTTGCGGCCATTCCATCTAGGATAGAATCCAGTCTCTGGATCTTTCTCTTCTTCCTTCTGCCCATCAAATGGTTGATCTGAAGCAGGCCAAAGGGTTTCCCATTTATCAGGTTCATCATCTACAGTTAAAAGCGCCGGCATTGCAAGATATGACCAAGGGACAATACCGCCAGGGTATCGGTCTTCGTTGCGTAGTTCTTTGTACAAGTCAACCGAGGCTACGCGGGTACCGATAATAATTAACTTACCAGTAGGGTTAAGACGGGATCTAACGTCTTGGGTTAGCCACTTGATCTGTCGTTCAAAGTCATTAGCGTTAGATAAAGTAACAGCATCATCTACAATAATCATATCGGCACGTTTGCCGTAGATCTGACCGCCGATACCAACTGCTTCGATGTTCGGGTCTTTTTCACCGGTCTCACGCAGCTCATCACCAAAAGTGATACGGGTAGCCTGCCACGAGGCAGACTTAGAGTTAAACCCTACGCCAGCAGCATAAGCGCTCTGGAGGTCTTCATACATAGGATGAGTCAGGCGTTGCTTGATGGCGTAGAGAAAGTCTGAGGCTAGGCGTTGAGTCTGGGAAACTATTAGCACTCTAAAGTTAGGGTTACGAGCTACCTGCCAAGTTACATAATCAACCGTGATGGTCATTGACTTGGCGTGGTTGGGCGGGATATTTAGCAGGATGCGGTTATTGGCCACTCCTGGCTCATACTTCATACTGGGGTGCAACCAAGAAGGTTTACCAGTTTCAATCATATCTACTAGGTTCTGCTGATGCGGAAAAGTCACTGAGTGCAGGAAGCGTTTTCTAAACTCAGGAAAGGTGATGTCGTGGACATCGCCGGAAGCAAAAGACTTCTCCTTGAGACCGAGCCTAGTACGGTCAATCTTGTCGCAGAAGATCTTATCGGTGCGACGGTAATACTCATAAGTCTTCATAGACTTACCGGCTGATGAACAAGCCGCGTCTATGGTCATACCTTCTGCTACACAGCCAAGGATAATTCTCTTGGCAATATCGGCACTGTTATCTGCCACGTAGTGCCTCCCAGCTGAGCGCCGTGAATGGCGCGAAATGTTTTTTCATTACTAGGCAAGGTATTGCCTGAGCCGGAATCTGCGATTCCGCTTTACTAGGCAGGAAGTGATTACTAGGCGCCTGCGATTTTAATAGACCCCACCCCACTAAAAGCACCGCAGCGGGAGTAAAACTCCCGAGGGAGCTACAGCGAACTGAGGGGTAAATCAGTGCTCGGCCTAGGGGCCTCGCTAGAGGCCAACCTGTGGTCGTAAAGTCTCTTATCCCAACTTTACTCCCCTACTATATATAAGGCAGAAAAAATAACGCATTTACCGCTTTTAGTACTGTGTTTCGTGTCACACTATTATTACAGTGCATAACCGCAGGTCAGAGGTTTATCCCGTTTCACTTTAGGAAATATATTTGTGTGGGGAGTACTGTGACCCGCCCGCCCGATTTCAGCAACGGGGGGTCGACTCGCCCGACCGCGTTGTCAGCTGTCCACAGGTTTATGCACAGGCTGTGGATAAGTTGTGGATAAGTTTCTGTAAAAAAAGGTGGGGCTGACTACCGCTACGGCTACCTAATCCCCTAAGCCTTGCCTGATTAAGTAATGAGATCCTGTATCTATAACCTGGCAGCTGCTATCGGATAGCCGGTAAAGCTATCGCCTATCCTTGCCGGTAATCTAATCGCCAGGCGATATCCTTAGACACTAGGCGCGTTTATGTCTAGGATCTTATTCATTAAATCGTTATCTAATCGTTACCATTTTACTATTGAATACGGTATAGTCACGTGTTATTTTTTATCTAGTGGAGCTCACCTATCATTCCACTAGATAAGAGAGAAAAATAAATGGCTAGATCTAAGCAAGAAAAAGCAGATTTTATCGCTAATCTACGCGCCGGCGTAGAAGCATTAAAGGATCAAGGTATCACGCCACCTAGTAACCTACTAGATAGCTTCTCACCTAATAACGCATTGATGATTATTCTGCAGAAGCCTAGCGCGACACAATGCGCCGGATTCCACGCCTGGCGTGAAGCCGGCAGAAGCGTTAAAAAAGGATCTCGCGGCGCAGCTATTCTAGTGCCTATCGGCGCGGACGATGACGGAGACCTACGCTTTACCTGGCGTTACGTGTTCGACATAAGCGATACGGAGGAGCTAGTAGATATCTCGCCACGCTTAGCGCGTGAATTGGCGGTAGCGTAATGGCGCGTTCACTAGTAAAAGTGATTAAACAAGGTGAGGAGATTATCCACGCCGAATTGACTATCACGCAACAGAAGCGGATTTTGGCAGCGTGGAAAGAATTAGAAAAATACGGAATAGGCTTTAACGATGAGAAAGTGAGCGCATAAATGACTATGAGCGCGGTCTCACTTATCCAATGCCTAGCGGGAGAATTACTAGCGGATCCCGCGCTATTGATGGAGACTATAGGAGAGGAGGAGGATCTGCAGCGTGTAATCCGTAGCTATAGAATGGGAGACTTTACCTATAGCCAGGTTTTGGACACAATGAAAGACTATATCTAGTGCTTTACTATAGGGGAGAGTACGTGTATCCTCTCTCCTATGGTAGCTCACTAGGAGCTAACAAGAGAAAGAGAGAGCGAAAAAATGAAGCAAGAAAAAACTATCAATGAACAAGGCAGAAAGATAGTTAGTACCTACACGCTAGAAAATAACTATCGCGTGAGACTTTCTACCTATCATTCATCTACTAGCAAAGTGATCTATTCCATTCTTTCAGAATGTATCGCCGGCACTAGCGGGATCTTTACTATGGAAACCTTTATGATGTATCGAGACTATAACGCGAGAGTAATTAGCGAGCCGGTGGCGCGTTATTCTTTCAAAGTATTACAAGATCAACACGGGCGAGCTATTGAACAAGCGGCGCAGCAGATCGCCTATCTATTAGCAGAAGGAGAAGCGGGCGCGAGAGAGTGCCAAATAAAAGAAGCTGCCTAGTGTTTGCCTATCGCCTATCCGTAAGGGTAGGCGGTGGGGAGATACTAGGTCTCCACAAGAGAGAGGGCAAGAAAATGGATCAACAATTAGGACGTCCGTTTGATGAGGATATTCTCATTCAACAGATCGGTATTCGTAACGTAGGAGCTATATCCGGAGGACGTGTAGGCGTATATAAACCAAAAGGAGAGTGTGTGGAGGTAGAATTGCCGGTATCTGCTGGCTATCTTGTCCGCATAACACTAGCCTGGGACGATACCTATACTGTCGAGAGAGTGTTACGGCGTAGAGCTAAGGGTAAAAGCTATAAAGAAAGCAAAGTTTTGGGCAGATTAACCGGTATTTATTGCGACCAGGTGGGAGAGGTTGCCTACGCTGCCTCTTGCTATAAGAATGTCAAGTTTGGGCAGGAGGTAAGCGCGTGAGCGTAACTATAACAATGCCTAAACAATGGAACAAGGAGACGGCGTTAGCTATACTAGACGCTTATATTGAAGGTTTAGATCGCGGCTGTATTCTTGTTATGAAAGAGAAGGAGAAAGAATGATGATTTACCTACACAGTTGGATACAAGCTATTGAAACACTTTTATTTGTTTGGCTTTTAGTTTGGGCAGGTAGCCACGCGGTTGATTTCTACCGTGCCGGTATGGAAAGAGTCCGTCGAATGGAAGAGAGAGAGGGCAGAAGTGAACCTAAGTGATATAGATACCCTTAATGAGCTCGAAGAGTGGATTAAGGAGAATATGCCAGGAGCTAAAGTGGAAGAGGGAGAGGACGGGATAGTAATTCACACTAACCTAACCTCCACTATGGGAGGATACTTACACGAGAGAGAGAGCGAATAAATGAAATGCTTAGATTGTGGCGTAATTCTTACAAGCGAATGGACAAGTATTCAAGATTCAATTCAGCTATGTCACCCTTGTTATGAAAAAGAATACACAGTGAAGGAGAGCGAATAAATGAACGATTTCGATTGCGAGAAATGCGGCACCGGCGATTATTTAGTGCTAGTTATTGGCGTTGGTGACGTGGTTTGCGAGGGCTGCGGTGAGTGGCAGAACGCAATTCTTAATGATGTATGGGAAAGGGTAGGCTAATGAGCGAGCCTACTAAAGAATACTTAATCGCTAAGGCCACGCTATGTCGTGACCTAGCTATCGAGCAAATGAAAGAGGGCGAGGGCGAGCAAGCTACCCGCAACCTTATGCGTATGGTCAAGGCGTTAGGCGAAATTGGAATAATCAACGAGAGAGAGGAAAAGTAATGACTACTTATACAATTGACGGGTATTTATTTTACTCTTTGAAGTCGGCTAACGAATACTCAATAGCTAAACAAATCGAGAGAGAGGGCAAGAAATGAGTCATAACCATAATTATGTCTATGGTGACGTGCCCGCACTAGGCGAGTGCGAGTGCGGGGCGTATCGTGTATGGGATAGAGAGAGCCAGACATATAGGGAATATGAGCGAGATTATGAGAGAGGGCAAGGATAATGAGTAAAGAATACAAATGCGAATTATGCGGATCGGGCGTCTGGCGTGTGCTACACGCCGGAGATGAAAGTAATTGCGAGTGCGAGGGCGAGTGCTTGCGTGTCTGCGATAACCCAGAGTTAGAGGAAGGCTGCGACGGCGTAGCTGAATTAGTAGAGGGAGAGGGTAATGAGTGAAGTAAATTATTACGAGTACCGAGTAACTTATGTAGGCGATTACTGGGATTTTAGTATCAGAGTCCAGATATGCCTAGACGAATATACCGGCAATACCTCTGATGAAGCCAGAGGGAGAGCTATAACTGAATCTATGAGTCAAGAGTGGGTAGAGGATATTGTAACTATCTCCCACGAAACTAAGGTAGTGCTATTACTAGACGGAGAGGAAGTGGAATTAGATGAGCAATATGTGTCACTATCAAGAGTGTAAAGATCAGAGCTTAGAGGATTGGTACTTTTGCGATAAGCATTTTGGGAGAGAGGACTCAATAAATGAGTAGTTTTCACCCAAAGTACGATCTAATCAACCTCTACGAAATCGTAGGGGAAGCGGGCGAGGTGGAGTGGGCGGGCGGATCTGCCCACGAAGCCATTAAGTTACTACGCAGTAGCGCCGGTAAGCGGCTACTGGTATCTGGCTGGGAAAGTGATGAGGAAGATGCCCGTTTGATTGGGCAACCGTTAGATGTAACGCAGGTCGCGTTAGCTGCAATAGTATGGGAGAGATAATGAGCTACTTAATAGGGATCATAGTGGTATTAGTGATAGCCTACCTACTTATTGTGGGAGAGGATAAGTTAAATGACAACTGAGAGAAGGATTGAGAGTGCAATAAGACAAGCAGTGCATTACCGTAATTACCGTAGAGCGAGAGAGAGGGCGCTAGCGAAGCTCTCTCATTTATACCCCGACACATACAAGCAACTGCTTGGGATTGAGAAGGCAATAGATGAGCAAGAGGGCAAGAGTTGGATTGATATTAGCGGCAATACTAGTCTGGACATTAGTGCCAGAACACCGAGTCGGGATACTACCGAAACCCAAGAAGCCGGAGTTGGCGCAAGCAACGATGGAGGAAAAGCGTGAAAACATACGTGTATCAAAACGTTACGCTTACCTCATATACGGGTGGGACAGAAAGCAGCAAGCCTGCCTTGTCACCCTTTGGTCCCGTGAGAGCAGGTTTGACCAAAGAGCGAGCAATTCCAGATCTAGTGCTTACGGTATTGCTCAACTACTTAGAGAGAGAAAGTCAGATCCTAGAGAGCAGATTATCAGCGGTCTCAACTACATTAAGCACAGATATCGCGCCCCGTGTAACGCGCTTAGTTTCCACAACCGTAAGCATTGGTACTGATAAATGATTACTGGTGTATCACTATTCGCAGGTGTTGGTGGATTTGACCTAGCTATGGAACGCAACGGCGTGAAGGTCGTTGCCTCTGTTGAAATAGATAAGCATTGCCAGAAGGTATTGGCTAATCGCTTTCCTGATAGCAAGATATTTGACGATGTAACTACAGTAACTAGAGAGGATTTATTAAATGTCGGATTCAAACCAAGAACAGGAATTATTTCAGGAGGATTTCCCTGCCAAGATCTCAGCGTGGCTGGAAAGAGGGCTGGACTTGCTGGCGAACGCAGCGGGTTATTCTGGGAGATCGCAAGAATTGTGGACGAAACGCAAAGCGAATACTTCCTTATCGAAAACGTCCCTGGTCTATTATCAAGTAACAAAGGACGAGATTTTGGAGTCGTCATCGGGACGATGGCCGACCTCGGGTATTCTGTTAGCTGGCGAGTGCTTGATGCTCAGCACTTCGGAGTTCCCCAGCGCCGGCGCCGTGTATTCATCGTTGGCAGACGTTCTGGAGACCTCAGCCCAGCAGAAGTATTATTTAAGCCAGAGGGCTTGCGAAGGGATCCTTCGCAGAGCAAGCAAGAGGGGCAAGAAACTACCCGAAGCGTTGGAGAAAGCGTTACAACTACAGGCAGGGTTTACCTCGGAAGTGGAAAAGATATAGCAAATTGTATTCCAGCTGAGTTATATCATCACGGATCGGTGGTGAACCAAGATGCCAACAACGGACACGTGGTGGTTCACGAAGAGTAGGCGTGCTCAAAATGAGGACGATTACGAAACGTGGATTGAGGGGGGGGTAATGCCTACTCTCAACGCATTTGATAATGGTGACATACGAACTACTATTTTAATTACTACTGCCGATGTAGTCGGCACGCTGCAAGCTAGAGATTACAAGGGAGTAGGAAACCAATACGTGGCAGAGGATAAGTTAATAATCGAAGAAGTAATAGTATTTCATCCACATTACCACGATGGAGCTAGAGTACAAGGAGATACAATGAATACTTTAACTTCACGTATGGGAACAGGTGGCAATAATGTGTCTTGCGTAGCGTATCCGATACAAGATGGACGTGATATGGAAAAGAAACAAAATGGTTTAGGTATTGGTGATGAAGATGATCCTTCATATACATTAGATAGAACTGGTGGACAGTCTGTTGCTTACGCAATACAAGGAACAGTAATAGGTCGTAGTGATACAGCTGGACCGCAAGGAAAAGGTTACGGAAATCCCGATGATCCTATGTTTACTATAGATACAGTTGGAGGACACGGAGTGGCAACATCAACCCAAGTACGCCGCTTAACACCAGTAGAGTGTGAAAGACTTCAGGGCTTTCCTGATAACTGGACAGAAGGACAGTCAGACTCAGCCCGTTACAAACAAATGGGCAACGCAGTTGCAGTACCAGTTGTTGAGTGGATCATAGGTAATATCTGTGATACACTAATAGAAGCAGAGTAGTTAACTCTCTTTCTTCTCTGCTTGACGAAGCCCTACCTAGCCCATTCTAGGTGGGGCTTTGTCACTTCTTATTGTCGGTAGTGTAGAAGCCAGTACCACTGAAGGTTACAGGGGGCGATGACCAGACACGGCTCATAGTTTCGTGGCAGTTAAAGCACATAGGATCACTAGCTTCAGCGTGAATAGAACGCTCAATAGTTAGTTC